CAATCACGCTCTCCTTTAGGAACAGTAAAACCATAATGACTTAATACTGTACGAACCAAAGACAGGCAATCACCAGTTCCATGCTTAATAGGATCAGACCCTAAACGATATTCAAGTCCTATTAATTCGTAAGGCTTCAAAGATTTTGTAATTGACCTGTCAAAGGAAGATAAGCACACCTTTTCTTGGTCAAGGTTTGTTGTGGAGCGTTTGCACCAACAGCATCAATAGAAGAACTTAACAAAAGTTCAATTGATTCTGGATCGTATCTCATGCCAGCAGCTAACCAATATTCACCAGTTAATCTACCTCCATTTTTTGCAGCAGTATCTTTATTAAAATCAGCAGTCATTAAAAAAGTTTCCACCTGTATGTAATATTTTTGCTCTACAAAGTCTTTAACATAAGACATACTTAAAGGATTGTTAGCAAGGATAATTGAGGCTTCTAAATTATCTCCTGATCTATTCATTGCTGCTCCTTGATAAATAAAAGATAGAAAGTCATACGTCACAGTAGTTTCTACACCATTAACCTCTTCGACAGAATCAACACCTTCATGTTTGCCGTTCTGAAATCTATGTTCTACTGTTCCATCTTTTTGTTTGACGGTAACAAAAGCAGTTAAGGCAACAACAGTCATTACATTCCTAACCTCGATCTGGCACTTCTACTATTCCTTAGTGTAGATAAAGTTCTATTTTCTCCAGCTTTAGCCCCTTGAGATGTAGCAGTTGCAATGATTTGTCCTACAGCAGACTTAGGAACAAACTCTTCAGAGTTGAAGTTCAATATAGGCCCAGAGTAAGAAACTGTTGTAGAACCTCCTGCACCTCCACCTGCATAAGACGAACCAGTACCAGGAATAACAGATTCACCCCTAGCACCTGCTGAATACCGTTGCATTGACTGAGCCATCTTAGACGCTGGAATTATATATTCATCCTCTCCTGCTTCACCCACAAGTCCCATTGTGGGTTTAGTAACCATTCCTCCTGAAGCAAAAGCCTGGAATCCTCCTTGCTTATATCCTCCCTCTGCATTTAGATCAAAAGCTCCATAAATTGCTTTTTTTAAAAACATACTTGCGAGTTGTTTTGCTACACCAGCTAATGACTCAGCAAGAGATTTTGTTCCGTCTAATAAACCCATAATGGCTCCATGTATTCCATCAGCCATTGTTTGCTTAACTTGTTCTAAAGTTTGTTGCCAATCTTTTGTTGCAGCGTCTTTTGCTTTTATTCTTGCAACTTCGGCTTTCTCTAATTCTTTAACGGCTTGCAAATCCGCTTTAGTTTTAAATTCTGGCCCTTCAATTTTTTCTTTTCTAAATATATTTTGAATAGAGTTCATTGTTTTTCTAATTGCTATTACAAAATTTTCTCCAAATAGTTCTATTTCTAAAAGAGTCTCTTGTGCTTGTCTTTCCATTTCTGCAAGAGTTTCGTTCCAAAAATTAGAAAATCCTTGCACTAATTTTAATTTTCCACCACCAAAAGCTTCACTAATTCCATTCCCGACACCCTGTAACAAAACTAAAAGCTGTCGGAATGGGGCTAACATTGAATTAATACCTCCCGCTAAAAGTTCAACGGCAGCAGAAACACCATAAAAACTAAATTTGAGCACTTCTACTAATTCAGATTGACCAGCAAAAATATTTGTAAAAACAGTTCCTATTCTTTGAATAGAACCCATCAACGTGTCTTGTGCGATGAAAGCAGCTTTGGCTGCTGCCCCTTGTGATTTTTCTTGATTTTCTATTAATTTATTTAATTTTTCTGTGTCTTGTATTGCTACTTGAATACCTTTAAACGCTTCAATTCCAAAAGCATCTTGCAATTGACCAGTACTAAATCCTTCTAATTTTTGAAGTGCTCCAACAAGACCTTCACTTCTTAAAGTTGCTTCGTTTAAATCAATTCCTAGTTTTTTACCAACTTGTCCACTAGATATTTTTGCAAGAGCTGAGTTTAAACCAGTAAATGCTGTTTCTATATTTGTACCTGCTGCTGTTGATTGAGCAAGAACAGCATTAACTTCTTTTAATCGAATCCCTAAACCTGCTGCCGTTGTCGCAACTTTACCAATATTGCTTGAGTATTGACCAATAGTAATAATGCCGTCTGCCTGTGTTTGAGCAAACTTATCCATTAACGCAGATGCGTCCTGAGCACTTAAACCATAAGCGTTTAATACTTTTACAGCAGCCCCTCCAGCCGTGTTTATATCAGTAAAACCACCAGTAGCACCAAGACTTGCTGCTTTTAATATCATTGCGGCATCTTTAGCATTGGTGAAACCAGCAGAAGCCACGTCATAAGCAGCCCCAGTTAATTCGGCTACACTTGCTGATCCATTTAGCTCAATACTTAATATTTTTAACCTATTAACTAAGTCTTTTGAATCGCCTCCTAATGTCCTGAATTTAGCAGAAGCAAAATCAATTTCTTTCATTGTATTAAACGCTGCGCCTATCCCTGCCACTCCTGCTGTAAAAGCAAGCAAAGGTGCAACTGTGCTTTTAATAGCAAGATCAAGTGTCTTAACTCCTATCGCAGCAATTTTGGACTTAGCTCCTACTCCTAATGCTGCATTGCCAAATAAACCTAATTTTTTGCCTCCTCCTGCTGCTTTCCCTCCTAGTTGGTCAAAGGCTTTCTCGGTTTTCTGTGCCGCAGCAGCCGTTTTCTTTAATTTGGCTGGCGTTCCAAAATCATCATATTTAATTCCAACCGTTGAAATTAACGAGGTCACATTCTAGCTCTCTGTTATATATAGATATTAGCGGTACTTTGCCCTCCTCATATTGTTTTCGTGTTCTTCGTTTAAAAGATCAAAATAAACAGACCAAATTAACAGCTCTTCTTGTGTGATTTTTTGATTTAATTCCTGCAACGTATAACCTAATTCTTTTGCTACGCCTAATTGAAGCTGTAAAAAATTATCTTTTTTAAGTGCTTCTTTTATTCCTTTGGGTCAAGATCGTCTGCCTCCTCTTGATCTGGCAACATTGCTAACATTAACTTATCCATGTTTTCTGCACTAACATCATTCTTTAATTCATCAATTTGACCAGCAGCAAACATCCTCCGCCCATCGTCAAACATTGCTTTACGAACAAATAAACGAACAGCAAAAAGATTAGCGTCATCTTTTGCTCCTTTCTGTGCTTGCTCCCTTTCTGCCATTGTCATAGGAGTACACCAAAACTCAAAGTCCGTACCATCACTAAGTCTGACTGTCTTTTTAGCAGGTGTTAAATTAGAAGCCTTTTTTAAACGATCTAAAGGACTAAGTTTTCTTTGACTAGCAGACATAAAAAGATCCAGTTGCATGAATTATATCAATAATAATAAAGGCCAGCCATACGGCTAGCCCCTATTTCTGTCTGCCAAGATCATGTGAATTAATCTTGTCTTGTCGTAATGACTTGTTGTTCCTGCTAACTGTCTTAGTTTCCTATTTGGTAAATAACGCAAAAAGGAAGCAAAACCCTGTCCGGGTTTGGGACTTCGATAAACAAACAAAGACCCAATTGCTTTTAACACTCTTATGAAGAAGTGCTTAAGTCGAAAGTTGGTGCATTATTAGGTCTAAAGGCAACCTCAACCATTTGTGCATCATCTGGATTAACAGTGAAACTTGCAGAAAGTAAAACAGCATCCATTGAAATGCTTCTACTTAATGCTTCTGTTGCTTGCTTGTCTTGATAAAGCCTAAACGCTGCTCCTACTTGCTGACGTTGCAAAACATCTTCTACAAGTCTATTAGATAAAGCAGCATCTTCGTCAGTAACGTAAACACTTGCACTTCCATTTCCATCAGCAAATCCAGAAATGTAAGTTTTAAATGGTGCGTACTGACCAACTGTTTGACCAATTGTTGTCACGTCAATTTCACTTCTTGTTACTTCAAAAGACCAAGATTGAACTTGACCAACTGAAGCATAATCGTTGTAATAAACCTCAAATTCATTAGGAGCTGCTGCTGTTCCAACATCAGTTAGGTTTACAGCAGAGCCACCGTTGGTAGCTGAAACAGTCATTGCTCCAGAACTTGCTGTGTAAGTCTTAACGTAATAAGTTGTTCCAGCAGTTAAACCAGCAGGTAAAGTTCCTGTTCCTGATCCACCTGTAGAAGAATCAACTACTTGGAATTTAACTGGGTCGCCTACTTTTAAATTTAAGTAAGCTTGAACAACCATAGTTTCAGTACCTATGGTGACATCAGAGGGGCTGAAGGTTCCTGTAGTACCAGCAGGTTTGTAGCCT